GCGGACCAGGTCGGACAACGTCACCGGCACCACGGCGGCGCGCCCGACGACGGTGGCTGCCGCCTTCCGCTACCTCGACACCGACCTCGGCATCCCGATCTTCTGGGACGGCACCAACTGGATCGACGCCACCGGGTCGACTGTCTGATGGCCGGGGCACTCTCCTCAGCGTTCTCCTCCGCGTCCGACGTGGTGGAGGGCGCAGCGGGCGGCGTAGGCGGTTGGGATGGCCTGCTGGGCACCCTGCGCGCAGCCCATGACGAGGCCATCGAGAACGCCGCTGAGGTGCCTGTCGCGTGCCCGATCCACGGGGAGCCCCTGGACGCCGTGCGTGGCGTTCTACACTGCCCTGTAGGGCACATCGTCGATACCTGGTAGAGGGAGGCCGTCATGGCTGTGAAGGACCGGCAGGGCATGACGTACGCCTCTCGTGAGGACGTGAAGCGGGCGCTGGACATCGTGGAGACGGCACGCGCCGACGACCAGATCGACCGGGCGCTCGCTTCCGCCTCGGACACGGTGGAGGGCCTGCTGCACCGCAGGTTCTACCCGGAGGTCCGCACGCAGACGTTCGACTGGCCGGACCCCCTGGGCACGACATCGTTCCCGTGGACCCTGTACTTCGACCGGCACGACGTGACCGCTGTGACGACCCTGTCGTCCGGCTCGGTCATCGCGGCCGGTGACTTCTTCCTGCTGCCCGACGACGGGCCGCCGTACACGCGCCTGGAACTCGATGTGGACGACAGCGCGACGTTCGAGCGCAACAGCGCGGGTCAGCGCTCCATCACCGTGGAGGGCACATTCGGCTACTCGGACGACACGACGGCGGCGGGCACGGTCGTGACGGCCATCAACTCGTCGATCACGACCATCGACATCTCGGACGGCACGGCGCTGATCGGCGTCGGGGACCTCCTGCTGATCGAGGACGAGCGCGTCACCGTGACGGAGAAGGGCTTCATGGCCCCGGCGAGCGCGCCTGAACTCACCGCCGCCGTCGCCCTGGGGTCGTCCGTGTCCATCGACGTGACGGACGGGACCGAGTTCGTCCCCGGCGAGGTTCTGCTCATCGACTCCGAGCGCATGCTCATCATCGACATCAACGGCGACACCCTGGCCGTCAAGCGCGCCTGGGACGGGTCCACGCTGGCCGCACACAGCCTCGCAGCCCCCGTGCTGGTACAGAGGCGTCTGACGGTCGTACGGGGCGTCCTGGGCACGTTTGCGGCGTCCCACAGCACTGTCGCGGTGTCCAAGCACGTCGTGCCGCCCATGGTGCGCAGCCTCGCCATCGCGGAGGCCATGGCCCTGCTGCTCCAGGAGCGCACCGGTTACGCCCGCGTCATCGGTCAGGGCGAGGGCGAGTCGGAGGTGCGCGGCGTCGGGCTTGCGGACCTGCGGGACCAGACCCGCAAGGCGTACGGCCGCAAGAAGACCGGCGCGAGGGCCGTCTGATGGCCCGCCGCGTCACGATCAAGGGGCTGTCCGGGCTCCAGGCCGACCTGGACGAGATCTCCGCCGACCTGGTGGCGGGGATGCCCAAGGCGGAGGAGGCCGTTGCTGAGGCCCTGGGCGACCTGATCCGCAACGCCGCGCCCGTGGACACCGGGGCTCTGCGCTCCAGCGTCGAGACGGACGGCTCGGAGGTTCACGTCGGCGGCTCACGCGCGCCGTACGCGGACGAGGTCGAGGACAACGACCCGTTCATCCAGCCCAGCATCGCCAAGATCCTCAGGGACGGCGACGAGGTCGCTGCTGACGTGCTCAGGAAGGAGATCGGCTGATGACGACCATCGACCCCAGCATGGGCGTGCAGAACGGCCTGCGGGACCTGTTCCTGTCCGACCCGGAGATCACGCAGTACGTCACGTCCGTGCTTGACGAGGTTCCCGACCTCGCAGCACGGAAGTACCCGTTCATCGTGATCCCCGACCTCATGTCCATCCCGGACGGCACGCACGACGACCCCGGGCGCATGGTCACCGCCCGCATCCAGACGTTCGTGCGCGGCGACGTGGACGTTCCCGCCACCCGGCTCGACCACCTCATCGGCGCGCGGATCGTTGCGCTGCTCGACCACGGGCACGCCACGCTCGACCCGTTCGTCACGGGCTCCACCGTGTGGATGGTCCGGCACCTGGAGTCCCGTAAGATGCCGGACGCGGACCGTTCCGTGTGCCGTAGGATGGACCGTATCGATATCTGGACCTCCCAGAAGTAGGGGAAGACGCCATGGCAGCTCTTGACACCATCACCATCGCCACCGTGGACGGCGAGCCTGACCTCGACGGCGACCTGGATGCCGCGGCCTCGGGTGGCGACACGGCCGAGGTGGGCGCAGGCGTCTTCCTCCTGGCCCTGAACGCCCACGCCAGCGAGACCCGCACCATCACGATCGCCACACCCGGCACCGTGGACGGTCACGCCATCGCGGACGCGACGCTCGTGCTCACCACGGAGAACTACGGGATCATCCCGCTGACGAACATCTTCCGCGGCTCGAACGGCCGGGCATCCATCACGTACAGCGACTCGGCCGCGGACATCACCGTCGCGGTCTACAAGCTCGGGAAGTGAGGTAGCCCTCATGGCTGGCATCGACGCATTCGGTACGCAGTTCAAGCGCGACACGACCGGCAGTGGCTCCTTCGCCACCGTCGCGAACGTCTCCGACATCTCCGGTCCCGGACGCTCCCGGGACGCCATCGAGGTCACCGCCCACGACAGCGCGAACCAGTACCGCGAGTTCGTGAAGGGCCTCAAGGACGGTGGCGAGGTCACCATCACGATCAACTACGACCCGGCGCAGTCCACGCACGCCGACCTCGACGCCGACTTCGAGGAGGACGAACTGCGCGACTACCAGGTCGTCATCCTCCCGGGCGATGACGACGAGCACACGTGGGAGTTCTCCGGGCTGATCACCGCGCTCGGCGACGCGTTCCCGATCGATGACCGCATGGAGCGCGAGGTCACCGTGAAGATCTCCGGCAAGCCAACGCTGACCGCGACCGGCTGACCTGCCGCAACACACCTGAGAGGGAGGCGAGATGGACAGTCTCAAGGACACGATCCTGGCCGCGGAAGACCTGTTGTTCAAGGACGTCCCGGTGCCCGAGTGGGGCGAGGACACCGTCGTGCGCGTGCGGGGCCTGACCGACGAACAGGTCGGCGCGTGGCAGGCGAAGTCGACGTCGCTGCGGCTGAAGGCGCGCCGCGGCGAGGACCCCGACGTGGAGGTGAAGATCGCGCAGCGGCGCGCCGAGCTGCTCGTGCAGTGCCTGTTCAACCCGGAAACCGACAAGCTCATCTTCACGAACGCGGACGCCCGCAAGCTCGCGAAGAAGAACGCCGGTGTGATCCAGGGGCTGCACGAACTCGCGACCGACCTGTCGGGCCTGGACCGGAAGTTCGACGAGCAGGTCAAGGACGCTGAGGCGGATTTCTCCGACGGCCAGAGCTGAAACTCCAGTACGACCTGGCCGTCGCATTCCGGATGACCCCGACCGAGGTGCTGGACCGGTTCACCGACCGTGAGCTGGTCCGGCTGATCGCCTACCAGAACCTCTACGGGCCTATCGGTCCGGAGCGCCTGGACCTGGTGGCCGCGCGGCTCGGGATGGACGTCGTGGCACCCCACATGAAGAAGGGCAAGCGCCCCAAGCTCAAGGACCACCTGATCCCGTGGAGCCGGAAGGCGAAGCGGAAGACCGGGCGGCAGATCCTCGACACGATCCGCGGCATCCAGGCCGCTTTCGACAGCAAGCCGGAGGAGGACTGAGATGGTCTCACTCGACCCGATCACCATCGAAGTCGATTCCGACACCAGCGGCGCCACCTCCGGTCTGGACAAGGTCGGCAAGGCCACCTCGAAGCTAGAGGGCGGCGCCGACTCCCTGGACAAGGGGATGGGTCGGCTCGACAAGGGCCTCGGTTCCCTGGAGTCCGGCGCGATCTTCCTGACGGGGGGCCTGACGAGCCTCGGCGACTCGATCGACGCGGTACGAAACTTCTCCAACCGCGCCGAGCGTCAGGCCGACGCGCTCGCGCAGTCGCAGCTCGACGTCGAGCAGTCCTCCCTGGACCTGGAGCAGGCGCAGAACGACCTGGAGCGGGCCATCGAGGACGTCAACCAGGCCGAGCGGGACCAGTCCCAGTCCGGCATCGACCTGGAGCAGGCCCAGCTCGACCAGAAGGTCGCGGCTCAGGACCTCGCGGACGCCATCGCGGAGTACGGGGAGAACTCGCTGGAGGCGCAGCAGGCGGCGATCGACATGAAGCAGGCCGACGAGGACGTCAGCCAGGCCAAGGCCGACGCGCGGCAGGCCACCCTGGACCTGGAAGAGGCGCAGACGGATCAGACCCAGGCTGCGATCGACGGGCAGCAGGCCCAGCTCGACCTGAACGAGGCCAACCGCAACGCCGTGGTGCCGTCCGGGTTCGAGAAGTTCATCAGCACGCTGTCCGAGTTCGCGCCGATCCTCCTGACGATCATCGGCCTGATCCAGATGTGGTCTGTCGTGCAGGGCATCCTGAACGTGACCATGCTGGCCAATCCGGTCGTGCTGATCGTGCTGGCCATCATCGCGCTCATCGCGATCATCGTGCTCCTGGTCATGAACTGGGAGCAGGTGACGGCCGCGATCTCGGCCGCCTGGGACTGGCTCGCGAGTCAGGCGATGAAGATCTGGGACGCCATCGTGGACGGAATTATGTCCGCGATCGACTGGGTGGTCCGCAACGCGAAGCGGCAGTGGAACCTGTTCATCCTCGGGCTCACGATCCTGTTCTCGCGGGGCCGGAGTATGTGGGACCGGTTCATCGGGTTCATCCAGGGCGCTGTGTCCCGCATCGGGTCGTTCTTCTCGGGCATGTGGGAGGGGATCGGGCAGGGGCTGCGCACCGTCCTGAACGGTGCGATCTCGCTCATCAACAGCGCGATCGGCGGCATCAACCTGCTGATCTCCGGCGCGAACCAGGTGCCCGGCATCTCCATCCCGGGCGTCCCGTTCATCCCGCACCTGGCCGAGGGCGGCATCGTGGACTCCGCGACGCTCGCCCTGATCGGTGAGCAGGGCCCGGAAGCTGTCGTGCCCCTGAGCAGGGGCCTGCCGGGGATGGGCGGCGGGGAGCAGCACCTGTACATCCACCTGGACGGCGACGAGGACCTCGTGCGTCTGTTCCGGCGCGCGATCGAGGACCGCGGCGGCCTGGACGTCGTGTTCGGGGAGGCGGCCTGACATGGTGAAGTACCTGACCGAGCTGTTCTACGACGGCCAGTGGAACGACATCACGCCCGACGTGCGGGACAAGGCTCCGATCGTCATGGGCAGGGGCCGGCGCGACTGGGCGAGCAAGGCGGACCCGGCCACCTGCACGCTGCGTCTGAACAACGGCGCCTCCCAGGCGTCGCAGGGTGTGCAGGGCCGCTACAGCCCGCGTAACCCCCGCTCCGACCTGTTCGGGAAGATCGGCCGGAACACTCCGCTGCGAGTGCGGCGCGCTGACGGGCTGGACGCTGCGCTGGAGCTCCCCGGCGTGGACGGCTCGTACGCCTCCGCACCCGATGCTGCTGCCCTGGACATCACGGGCGACATCGACATCCGCGTGGAGATGGAGCCGTACTCGTGGCGGCCGGACGTGACGATGGATGTCGTCTCGAAGTACCTGTCCTCGGGCGATGAGCGGTCGTGGCACATCGTTCTCCAGACCGGGGGTGGGCTCCGGTTCCGCTGGTCCCCTGACGGCACGTTCTCGGGCTCGTTCTTCGCGGACTCGGACGACGTGATCCCGGAGGACACGACGCGCCTGGCGTTCCGCGTGAAGATGGACGTGGACGACGGCGCAGGCAACGTGGATGTCACGTTCGAGACGGCCGAGACGATCGAGGGTCCGTACACGCAGCTCGGGAACGTGCAGACGGGCGCGTTCACGACGAGCATCTTCTCCTCGACGGCGGAGCTGGCCATCGGCTCGCAGACCGCAGGAGTCGCCGCGTTCTCCGACTCGGACGTGTTCCGGGGCAAGATCCACGCTGTGGAGGTGTACGACGGCATCGATGGCACACGTGTCGCCTCGCCGGACTTCCGGGAGCTGGAGCCGACCGTCCGCACGTTCGACGACGCGGAGGGGAACACGTGGACCCTGAACGACCAGGCGCTCATCACGGACGCCTCGATCCGGTTCTCGGGTGAGGTGCAGACGTGGCCGCCCGAGTGGGATCTGTCTGGCGCGGACCGGTGGGTGAATGTGAGGGCGTTCGGCATGACTCGCCGCCTCCAGAAGGGCTCGAAGCCGATCAAGTCGTCCCTGTTCCGTGAGCTGTCGGAGCTGGACGAGATCGTCGCCTACTGGCCCCTGGAGGATCGTCGCGGGGCGACACGCTTCCAGTCGGGGCTGCCTGACGACGAGTCTTTCCTGACGGCCACACCCTCCAGTGAAGTGACGCTCGCGGCGGACGCGGACACGTTCGTGGCTTCTGCGCCGCTGCCCACTGTGGGTGCTGGGGAGATCTCGGGTGACCTTCCGGTCTTCTCGGGTTCGGACGACCAGCGGTTCGTGTTCCTCGTGTCGATTCCCGCCGACGTGACGTGGGACTCAGACCGTGTGCTGGCCTCATTCGCCACCACGGGTTCAGTGGTGCGGTGGGACGTCATCAAGACCTCGGGCGACGACACCCGGCTGATCGCCTACGACAAGGACGACAACGAGCTGGAGAACCTGCTCACGACGCTGCCGATGTTCGGGGCACCGTCTGCAATCTCCCTGTGGCTCCAGCAGGACGGCGCGAACGTCGACTGGCAGCTCGCGCAGTTCGAGCTGGGGGAGACCTCGGGCATCACATCGGGCACGAACTCCATCACGGGGGAGACGTTCGGTCGGTTCAAGAGCGTGCAGCTCGGGTCCGACGACGACATGGAGGGCACCACGTTCGGGCACGGCTTCCTCCTGGACGACGACGTGCAGACGTTCTGGAACGCCTTCTTCGACTCCATCGTCGGGTGGGCGGGTGAGACGGCGGTGGATCGTCTGCTGCGCCTGTCCAGCGATGAAGGACTGCCCGTCGTCCGGGTGATCGGAGTCGGCTCCACGACGGAAGACCTGGGCGCGCAGCCTCGCGAGAGGCTGATGGACGCCTTCCGGGAGTCGCGGTCGGCCGACCTGGGCATCCTGATCGACCGCCGCGACACGCTCGGGCTCCAGTACCGCACCCGCGAAGACCTGTACGTGAACGAGCCGGTGCTGACGCTGGACTACTCGGGCGGCATGATCGAGGACCTGCGCCCCGTGGACGATGACCAGAACATCGTGAACGACGTGACGGTGACGCGCACGCGCGGGGCCTCGTTCACTGCTGTGGACACGACCGGGCCGCTGTCGTCCCTGGATCCGCCGGACGGTGTGGGTCGGTACGACGTCGAGCAGGAGATCAACGTCGAACTGGACACCCGCCTCCAGGAACAGGCGGGCTGGCGGCTACGGCAGGGCACCGTGGACGAGATGCGCGTCCCGGAGCTGGTGCTGAACCTGCGCAACCCGCAGGCGGCGACGCAGGAGGACACGATCCTCGCCGTGGGCGTGGGTGACGTCATCCGTGTCACGAACCCTCCGGTGTGGCTGCCCGCCGCGTCGATCGACCTGTTCGTGGAAGCGATCAGCGAGAAGAAGACCACGGCAACGCACGAGATCACGTTCACGTGCTCACCTGCGTCGGCCTGGCATGTGGGCGTGTACGACGAGGACGAAGGCGTGGCGGAGTCCCGCTACTCCTCGGATGGCACAACCATCACCGAGGATCTGACCGAGACGGAGACGTCCATCGACATCTCGACACCCTCGGGGCCGGTGTGGGGTGACGACGACGCGCCGTACGACATCCTGATCGGTGGTGAGAGGATGCGTGTCACGGCCGTGTCGGGCACGTCGGCCGCGCAGACGATCACCGTGTCCCGGTCCATCGACGGCGTCGTGAAGACGCACGAGTCGGGCGCGGAGATGACCTTGTTCAAGCCGACCTACTACGCATTGTGAGGAGATGACCATGCCGAACGCAGGCGACCTGATTCGCGCCAGTGACATCCCCGCTGACACGGGGTGGGTGAACCGTGCGGCCGAGCTGGAATCGGGATACACGGAGGAGCTGGACATCTCATCCCGCCGCATCGGCAACGTCGTCTACTGGCGGGGGCGCGTCGACGTGACAACCAACTGGGGCTCCGCGTTCACGAACAACCGGATCATCACCGACATCGGTGACGAGTGGACGCCCGATGAGTTCGTCGTCGAGGTCATGGCATCTGGCGCCGCAGGCACGGACGAGTGGTTCCGCGTCGCAATCGGAGACACCGGCACCTTCGACGTCCGGCCGCAGCAATCCACCAGCTCCTCCTCCGTGTACCTGACTCTCGCGTACATCGTGGACAACCCGGCCGCCTAACCCTGGAAGGGGCACTCGCATGACATTCACCATGGACGACTTCCTCCAGATCATCGAAGTGGTCGGGGATTCCTGGCCTGCCGCTATCGTCGTGGTAGCGCTCGTGATCGGATTCATCGCCTGGCGCGCCCTGCCGCGGCTGCGGGACATCGCGGACGTGATGAAGGATCTGCGCCACGAGATGTACCCGAACTCGGGCAAGTCGCTGCGTGACGCGGTCAACCGGATCGAACGGCAGGGCGTGGAGACGAAGAACGCCCTGGACGAGCACATCACCTCCGATCGGGAGTGGAAGGTGCAGGCGGAGGATCTGCTCACCCGCGTGGAGCACGACGGCAGGGACATGACGACGGGCTCCTGAGCCGTTCAGGACCTCCGACCGGTATCCGTACCTCGGAGGTCTTACAGCCCCTCCACGGGGCTCCTGTGAGATCGACAAGGAGGAACCATGGGACTCAGTACCCAGCAGGCCCCACGAGCGAACCTCGTGGCGTTCATGGCCGAGGCACACCGGCGCGGCTATCACGTCGGCGAGCACCCGCTGTACGGCGGCGTACGCCCCGTACACACGAAGAACTCGTGGCACCACGACGGGCTCGCCGCCGACGTGAATTGGCGCGGCCCGGACGAGCGCTCCAAGCTCATCAACCTCATCCCCCTGGCGGAGGCGTACGGCCTCGGGCTGATCTTCGCCCGTGACGGCATCACCGGAGCGGCAGCGAACCATCAGGGGCACCTGCACGTGGACTGCGGCTCCTGGTCGAACTACGGACGCGGCGACGTGCGCGCGAAGGTGGCGACGCGGAAGCCTGCGACGAACCTGCTCCTGCGGGGCTCGGTCGGTTCGACCGTCGAGACGCTCCAGGCCGGGCTGAACCGCGTGTTCCCCGCGTACTCGAAGCTCGCCACGGACGGGAAGTACGGCCCGCGTACGGAGGCCGTCGTGAAGGAGTTCCAGCGGCGCGCCGGGCTCGCGGACGACGGCGTCGTCGGTGTGCAGACCCGTACGGCCCTGGAGGGCTACGGCATCGACGTGTGACCGGTCAAGCTGACAGTCAAGCTGACACGAGAGAACCCCCGCCACATCTCCACGGCGGGGGTTCTCCTGCACGAGCGTACGACTACTCGTCGAACACCGTCATGTTCGACTTCGCGTTCTTCCACAGGTCGATCCGGTAGCTCCGAGTACGACCCTTCAGCTTCTCCACGCCCTCCACCTCGACCATGCGCCGCCCGAACATCGTCTCGGACACCGCGATCTCCCGCTTCTCCTCGCACCACAGCACGTAGTCGTTGAACAGCTCGCGTGCCTGGACCTCGTGCGCCACGACCAGTCGGCCGTCAGCGACAGCCGAGCGGATGTACCGCAGCGCCTGGTGCGTGGTCTCCTGCACCTCGTCACGCACCGCAGCAGACGAGCCCGGCTCCACCAGCTTCCAGCCGTTCGCCTTCAGCAGCTCCAGGCCGCGCAGTGCCCAGGCGGCGATTCCCGAGACCTCCTTCTCCAGCCGCTCCATCAGGAAGCGGTCCTCCTTGCCGAGGAACGACTTCGAGGTCGTCAGGATGACGAACCGGGCCAGCATCGCGCCCGAACCGTCCGTGAACGCCGGGGGCTCGTTCGACGCGATCGACAGGCGGGTGATGGGCTGCGCCGTGATGACGTCCTTGTTCTTGCCCTCGAACTCCATACGGTCGCCACCGATCAGCGACAGGAGGGTCATGATGAGGTCCGAGTCCGACCGGACACCGTTCAGCCGCATGTCCCCGATGGTCGCGCACGCAGCATCCTTGAGCCCGAACAGGCCGAACCGCGACATCAGCGACCGAGGCGTCGTCGCGACCGCATCCGTGAGCATGTTGATGACCTGGAGGATCGTGCCCTTACCCGAGCGCGGCGGGCCGACCAGCGTCAGCGCCTTGTGCAGCCGCGTCTCCCCGGACAGCAGGTACCCCATCCACATCTGGAGCAGGACGCGCTCGTCCGAACCCTCCGACCACCCGATCGAGTCGAGGAACTTCTCCCACTCCGGCGCGGCGGCCGACGGGTCATAGCCACACGGGAGCGCGAACGTCGAGAAGTCCTTGTCACGCCCCGTGAAGCTCCCCGTCGCCGTGTCCAGGACGCCGTCCGCGAACCGCACCTTGCCAGACTGCACCGCAGGAGGCCGTTCCGCGTACGCCTTCCACGCCGACACCACGTGCTTCAGGTTCGGAGTGTTCAGCGGGACACGCTCGTACACGGTGACATCGGCACCGGAGTCGTCCTTGACCGTCTTCGCCATCGTGTACCGGTCCATGACATCGGCGGCGAGGCGCAGCGTCTGCGAGTCGGACATCATGACCCACTTGTTCGACGGCTCGTCGTACCGGTAGAACACCTGGTCGTCGTACGCGACATCCAGGGGCGCGAGGCACTGGCGAGCGACCCGCACGTGGTCCGTGGGGGCGCAGGAGAGCACCAGGGAGGGACGGGAACCGCTCTGTCGGAGATCGGCGACGCCCAGGAGGGCGTCCTGGAGGCGCTGCTGGTCGCCGTCGTGCGCCGCGCGAGCAGTCGCCACCTGGGCGGCGACGTTGTCGACGCTCCAGTGCTTCTCTGCCGCGTACCAGGTCGAGGCGATGAACGACACGATCCGTGCGTCCTCCCAGCCGACCAGCATCAGCCGCCGCATCATGGCGTATACCTGACCCGAACGGTCGTCCGCCGTCGCGAGCCCGGAGTACATGACCGCGACGTCTCCGGGGAGCTCCGTCAGCTCGACGACGGGCAGCTCACCAGACACCAGGGCCGCCTGGCCGGACGGGGCCGGGATGAAGCACTCGGGCAGCGCCTCCGTGATGTCCGCGGTCGCCGGAAGGTCGTACACGACCGCGATGTTGCCCTTGTGGCGCAGGTCCACGCCGTCCACCGGGCCAGAGTCCCGATCCACCGAGCCCCGGTAGTACATGTGCCGCCCCTTGCCCGAGGAGGACGGGAACTGCACGTCCGCGCTCGTCGGCATCCCCGCAGCGATGAGGCTGTCGAACCCGTTCTTCTGCTTGCCGACCGGGCCGTCGTCCTTCACGTCGATGTCGATGACGGTGATCCCGGACCGGCCGGGCACGATGCCGACGCGGGTCGGGGCGAGGCGCTGACCGTGCTTCTCGGACCAGTACGTCCGATCCTCCGCGAACCAGCGGGCCGCCACGTCGGGGTCGTTCGTTGCGGCGTTCTGCCAGCCGGGCAGCAGGGGCTCCTTGCCGTACAGCGGGTGCACGTGCCAGCCCTTGGCGACCAGGTCCAGCGCGATGTCGCGGATCGTCTGTGTGTTCGATACCATGGTGCTATTCCCATCGTGTTGTGTTCGTAGGACTGAAGCCCCGGTTCCCGCCGGGGCTTCAGTATTTCAGGAACGAGGACGCTCGGCTTCCAGGTCCCGGTACAGCTCGGGGGTCAGCGCCTGCACGCGCTCGTCGTAGCGCTGAGGGCTGTCTGAGCTGCGCGAGATGAGCCGCTGAGGTCCCAGATCGATCACCTGGTCCACGTAGGGGTGGGCGGTGCTCCAGGCGCTCAGGCGGGCGCTGACGGCCTCATGGAGGGCGTTGCGGACGATCGAGGACAGGGCCTCGCCTCCCCACAGCTCCACGGCCAGCGCGGCGTCGGCGTCGTCCAGTCGGACGGAGTAGTTGCTCCGGGTCATGATGTCTCCCATGGTGTGTGCTGCCTCTTGGGTACCAGCATACCATACGCCCCTGCCATACACGACGGTCTAGGCCGCTCACCTGCGAGGGTTCGCCTCTCACGCGAGGGTTGGTGCGAGGGTTCGGTCTTGCATCTTCCCAGGTCAGAGATAGTTGCGATAGTTGCGAGGGTTTAAATGAGTTTGGTGTAAAGGAGCTATCTCTCTCCCTCTCTCCTCCATGTA